GCGGAGGTTGCAGTAACATCAAATCTAGTATTAGATTTAGATATATTTGACCTTAACACCGTTGTATTATCATTATCATAATCCTGAAGTGCTTGAGGAGTAGCAGAGTATCTTAACTCTCTTCTTGCATTCTCAGTATCAACAGAAGCATGATAATCGACCTGAACTTTCTTGATAAGACCCTCACTAGAATCAGATACAGGACCGAAGAGATAAGTCTTAGCAGTAAAGTTTAATGTGTATATAAGTGCTCTTCTTGTTGCAAAATCTCCTTCATAATCATCTTGGAATGAAATATTATCTAATACTATTGGAATATCTCTTTTCTCACCAATTACATCTACAAGATCTACAGTAACATTAAATGATGGTTGAAAATAAGGTAATATTTGTTCTACAATTTGCAGTGCATCATCATTTAACTTAACAAGAATATTTAATTCAAATCCAAGATTATATGGAACTGGCATAAAAACTTTTCTAAGTTTGCCACCATCAGATGCTTTAAATGTTTGTGTTATTCCACCTTTTCTTGTTGCATCGTAAGCAATATTAGTAGTTTCAAATGACATTCTGGGTAATGTAATTTGAACAGCACGATTTAAATCTGGTTGTTGTTCTAATCTTGCTAGGAACTTTTGCATTGGTCCGTAAGCAAGAGGAACTCTCATATCACTTGTTTCTTTTCCTGCACCATCTCGATGACGTATATGAATGTCATTAAAAATTGTACCAAAAGCAATTATGGTTTTTCTGAGTATTTCGTGATAATAGTATGTGCCTAACATTAGAATGTACCGAATGGATTACCTTCTGAGAAATCAATTATATCATCTGCTTCAGATTCGATGATTTCATTTGATTCAAAGGTTGTGTCTTGATTTTCTTGACTAAAGAAATCTAAAGCATAATTTGAGAATACTGTAGATCCAAAGGAAATAGAGGTTGTAACACCAGTAGTATTTAACGATACAACACTTATGTTGATTGTACCTGCACCAATACTTGTAACAGTTGCACCAGTACCTATAACAATCGTTTGTCCAAATTTAACTTGATCTAATTCTTGATTTAAACTAATATTGGATGTGTTAATACCAGTTATTAAAGTAGTGGTTACACCAATAGTTCCTGATATAATTGAGTCTGACTTAAAGAATAATGATTCAGTTGCTTGAATAATTTCACCAGGTAGGAATGCTTTTGTAGTTGTTCCTATACCAACGTTTGATATTTTAAGTATCTTAGTATCAGTATCCCATTCTTTAACTCTTGCTTCAACACCAGAAGAAAGACCTTTAACGACTTCTCCTCGTGTAAAGTTACCAACACCATTGATTAATGATGGATTTGCAATTGTTATTGTTGGTGCAACAGTATATCCAACACCTGCATTTCTAAGTCTAATATCAGATATTGTATTATCTGCAAGAAGATTAACATCCGCAACAGCTGGTATTGTATTATTTCCTGTAATTGTTACAATTGGTTTTGATCCATATCCAATACCATTATTTGTAATAGTAAAGTCAACAATACCAAAGTTTGTTAGTTCAACTGCAGCAGTTGCTGCTGCACCTACCCCACCACCACCTCTTATAGACACTAATGGTGCCTCTGTATAACCTATACCAGCATGTGTTAGTTCAATTCTTTCTATTGAAAATACTCCACCCCTTGTTGTGGTTATTGCAACAGCAGTTGCATTTACATTACCTGCAGCAAATGGAGCAGTAGAAATGGCAACAGTAGGAGTGCTTGTATATCCACTACCATCATCATTTAGTACAATTTGACGAATATATCCTTTATTAATGGTGCTCAGTAATGTATTAGCAGTTGCAGTAGCACCAATTCCTATTAATTGAAGTGTGGATATGTAACCTATATCCTCAAGTTGTGAGTCAATCTCTTCAATATCAGTATCAAATACCTCATCCTCATATTCAAAGAGTTCACATTTAAGTTGATATACATAATTCTTTCCTAATTGATAGAAAGGTTCCTCATGTTCTACAAATTTAACTTCAAACAATCTTGATCCAAGGGGGAAAAATATAACATCACCCTCACGAGGTCTTGTTGCTAAATCATAATCTTCATCTGCACTTAAAAATGGTGATATAAAATCTTCAAATCTTTCCTTTGATATTGTAAGTGTAAGTTCATCTCTCAAACTTACACCAAATTTTGTCATGATGTCTCCTTGACCACCATATCCCTCATATGTATTTACATACGCTTCTAATAAAAAATTATCATCAAAAGCAGATGATTGTACTTCTTTTATTATTGTTTGTTTTCTTACAAATTTTCTTGGAATATAAGTGACTTCAACACCATAAATTTGAAGTTGTTCATTTATTAAACTTTGAACAAGTCTTTGCTCACTCTGAGATCCTTGTAGAAAAAAGGGATTTAAAGCCATCTATCATTACCCTATAAAATCAAGAGGAGGTAACTCATATTCGAGCATCATCTTCTCTTTAATTCTTTCTAAATCTCTTTCTGCATCGTCATATATTTCTCTACCATTAAGTTCTAAACCACCTGGTAATTTAACTCCTCTAAACTTAATAAGATTTTGTCCCCATTGTCTTTTTATCAATGCAGTTAGATAAAGTTTGACAAAGTAATCGTTATAAACCTGATTAAATGACTCAGGATCTAATGCTCTATGACAATCTAAAATTAAGAAGTTACCTGCTAATTGTGCACCCCAATCAATATCCATGTATAATCTATCTTGCCTTTGATTAAATCTAACTTGTGCTTCAGGGGTAAGTAAGAAATCAATATCTTCAAGACGAGTTTTTGTCATACTATATTGAAGAAGTTCAACAGAGTTAAAATAATACAAATCATTTAGAAATAACTGATATTTAATACTAAACATGCTACCAGATATTGAACTGGTATCAAATTTAAATATCTTGTTCACACCTACAATAGATTCAGGTATTTGTAAAAAATTTGAGTTTTCGTAAAATGTTGTTGTGGTTGTTCCATAACCAGGTATATTTGTTGATGTTGCTGTGGTAGTTACTATACCTACACCTGTTTTGCTATTAATAGTGGTTTCACCAGGAACATCTACTCCCATTCCCCTATCAATATCACCTTGTGTAATTTCATACTTAAGATACATTCTTTCAACACCATCAAAGTGTCTTTCGTTAAAAAGTTGTATTGCATCATCAACTAAATCATCGACTTGATCGTCATCAACGTTTATCTCCAATACAGGAGCACCCAACTTCCTAAAACAGTAGTCTATTAATTGTTGTCTAGTTGTTGGTTTTGCCATCTTCTTCTTCTATTTCTGCTAATAGATTTTCGTATTTTTCTTGAAATTCAAGTTTTTCTGCCATCAATTCTTTTTGTGCATCTAAATGATCTTGAACAATCGTTTGTAATTTTGCTTCAAGAAGAATATTTTGGTTTGTTAATGTAGAAATCTTTTGGTTATAAATTTTAATCAAAGCATTCACATCAACATCATTAGTTTGTGTCATAGTTTAAAAAGTCCCGCCATCGAGAGTATCTGTCCATTTTGGTATGCCAGCGGCATTAGTAGTAAGTACAAAGTTTGAAGTACTTATACCAGCAGCAGTGCCAGCAGCACCAACTTGCTTACCTGTTGTATCAAAGTAAACAATACCATTTCCAGTGGTATCATAACCACCAGTCTGGAAGTATATATCTGCTACGTCCAATGCACCTCTTGTACCAGATACTGTGTCACCTGTTATGGTAGCATCAGGTATAAAAGTAAATGATCTTGCAGGTGCATTACTATTTGTGTTTGTATCGGCATCAATATATCCAAAGAAACCTTGTTTATTGTTACCAGCTCCTGAACTTGTATTATATGTGAATGCCACACCACGATCAGTATTAGTGTCAACGTTTGCAGTAACTTCTAATTGAGTTGTGGTAGCAATACCCCCAACTTGAACAGCATTAGTAATTGTGACTAATGCCTCATCTAAATCATATGTTGAGATTGTAGTTCCACTTGCTATGTTTGTTCCAGTAATACCATCTCCTGTATTAATACCTGCGGTTGTATCCAGTTTGATTGTACTGACACCAGCAACTGCTGTCATCATCACAGTTCTTGTACTTGTTGTGACACCTAAGTTAATTATCGCATCATTTAAGTTTACGGTAAATGAATCAACTGTCGTGGTCGTACCATCAACTTGTAAGTCACCTTTAACAATGACTGTACCTTCGTTACTTAAACCATCTGGATATGGGTCAATGTATAGAGTATTTCCAGTGTTAGGTAAAGATGAAATTACATTTGAAGAAATACCAACACCACCTACTCTTGCATCCAAAGCATGAAGAACACCACCTGTTTGATGAATATCACTTTCAAAAGTTGATATACCTGTAACCCTCAAGTTACGAAGAGTCATTTCATCAACAAATAAATCATCGGCAATATGTAAATCACCACCTATGAATAAGTCACTAATAAATGTACCAATACCTGTAAATGTAGAAACACCAGTTACTCCTAGATTTCCACCTATATTAACACTCTTCTCTATACCGACTCCACCTTCGACTGTAAGGGCACCTGTGTCTTTATTGTGTGAATCAGTCACATCTGCCATTACAACTGCTACACCGTTCTCATAGACCCAATCAGCACCTGTTACGTTTATTCTATTATCCCCATCTTCATCATATTCTATCTTAGCATCTTTACTATCACCAAAAGTTAAAAATGTATCATCAGGTATGATTACTTCACCTGTTCCATTAGGTGATATGAATAAATCTCCGTCAGTATTGGTGGTTGAAAGTACATTTGCATCTAATCTTAAATTATCTACATTCCATTGATCTACTTTTCTATTCTGGTCAAGAATAGCAACAAAACCATTTGATGCAGTTGATGCATTAGCACCACTCGCAACCGAACCAGCTGTATTACTTAGTAAGTCTGTAAAATATCTACCACCAACTACCTGTGGATTACCTGAATTATCTCCAACAAATAACCTATCACCTTTATTACCTTGCGTACCACTTCCACTCAGTGTTACACCAACCTCACCGAAATTTAAGGATGACGGTGCAGTCGTTCCAGTCGATCTTTTTACTCTTATAATACTTGCCATCTCTAGAAGTTACCTCCGTTTATGTCCAAATTCTGTGTTATACCTGGAGTTAACTCCAAAGTTCCAGTCCACTGGCCAGTGGTGCTGTTGTACACTAAAACCATACCATTCTGTGGATTACTGGCGTTCACATCACTTAGTTCACCAATAGTTCCTGCTGAAGCACCTGCTAATGAGGACGTAACTTTAATGGCATTTTTTTGACCAACTCTTACTTTAATGTCTGCCATTATTTCGTAACTCCTTCTCTAACTAAAACTGCACCTTCTAAAACTCTTGTTACTTCACCAGATGTGTCTGTAATAAGAACATCGTACATAAATCTACCAGGTTTTAATGAAGCAGTTTGAGATGTTGTAAGACCAACTCTAATCTTTCCACCAGTTGCATTTATAATTGAAGTTGTGAAATCAGTTGCTGTGCTACTGCCAGGATGCTTTCGCATCTGTGCAGCTGCAGTAAAACCAGTCAAATCTGTAGCAGAATTTGTGTCTGCACTTTCCAAAGTAAAAATTTGAGAAAATGTAGTTCCAGTATTAACAGTTAGATTACTAACATAAACTGCCATTTAAAAACAATATCAGGATCTAAGATATATTTATATTTAATATAACCCGTCTATTTTTCTACAATCAATCTGAGTAAATTTTTAATTTCTTCAATATCCTTTTTCATAGTATCTATCTCTTCTTTTTGAGTTAATTTTAGTTTTCTTGTTTTTTTATACTGAGAAAATCCGTGACTATCGGTGTTTATGATAGCCCCAGATTTTTCATCTCTGTATAAATTTTTGTGCCCTTCAACTGGTATCATGCTAATGCTAGTGTTCTGAAATCTTTAAATCTAGGTGCAAGTGCTTCATTTGTTCCACTACTTACAATTTTAATTTTAAATCCAGTAAATTCATCTAAATTATCAGCACTAAATTGATACTCTTTGAATTGATTTGCAGTACTTGGTGAAACAAAAGCATCTGGTTTACCACTATTCTTGGCAGGATCAATTACCTGATCACCAAAACCATCTCCATCAGTATCATTCAGATTATCAAAACCAGGAAATAGTTCGTATGCTAATTCAGTTTCACTTCCATCTTCTCTAAACAATTGATAAAGAACCCTGAAGTCTGCAGATGAATCACGATAAGCAGCAACTAATACTTTTAATGATGTTGCAGGATTTTTAAGATCTACTCGATTACTTATATAAACTGCAGCATGAGGATCACCAGTTGTTGCATTAGACCTACCATCTTTCACATAATCATCTATTGGTCTATTAAGTCTTGATCTTCCATATAATATAGTAGCAGTTGAAATATCCAAAACTGGAGATAAATTAGGATCATTAGTCTGCATCCTAATACCTAAAGTGAATGAACGATTTAATGGTAATCCAGTCAATCTTGTATTTTCATTAACTCTTGAACAAACCATCCTTGGTGTGTTTAATTCATTTGGTACATTAAGAGTTATTGGTTCATAACCTTGATCAATGAATGGAACTTCTGCACCACCAGCACTTGTACCTGAAACTGTTCTAACTTGTGCTGTTATTGTGGTAGCCTCAGTTGGTGTCAAAACACTAAACTCAGGTAAAATTGCATTAAATTGATAATTTTGTGATGCAAAAATGTCTTCCCCACCAACATTTTGTTCTTTTGTAAAACTTACTTGACTATCACCATTTGATAAAGAACCTCTATCAATTTCAAGATAGTAAGAATCAATATCTCTATCATTACTCAAAGCAGTAATATTAGTCATATTATGATCTTTATTAATGTTTCTTAAATCAACACCATTTAATTCATACTTATATGCAATATCACCCACCTCATGTGTTCTAACAATAGTTCCATCAACACCTCTTGTTCCAATTCCTAATTGATTTGGTGCTGTAATACTATTATAAAAAATAATTTCATTGTTTATCTTAACATATCCTTGTGCAGTGGATATTCCATTAAATGAGGCAAATGGAGTTGTATTTGCAACTGATATTACTTGATCACTAACATCTAAGAAATCGTCAAGAAGAATCGGAGCAGTATCAGGTTCAACGTTTGCAAGAGTAACTACGTTGGTATCGGCTTGCATACCATGATTATATTGCTGAATTTCAACTATATTACCAGCATACTTATCATCATAAGTCGCAGATGATGTAATTGTTGTAGTACCATATGAAGTTGCAGTTGCACCTTCATAAACTACAATTGGTTGACCTGTTGTAAATTCTTCACCCTGAACATTATTCAAGTATAATGTTCCTACACCATTTGTTGCTGAGACCACTAATCGTGCCTCAGAACCCTTTGTGACAGCACTTGTTGTTATACCTAGAACATCCCCAACAGCATATCCATTACCACCTGTGTTGCTTGTAATAGATGCTGATGATACTTGACCAGAAGCATTTGTGGCAATCGTTGCAGTTGCTCCTGATCCATTACCCGTAATTGCATATAATGAGACACCATTATATGTTTGACTTGCTACAAAACCTGTTCCAAGATTACTTACTCCAAGAGATTGTGCTGGTCCACCAACTCTTTCAATATATCCCTGAATTGGATTTCCTGCTGTGGCATCACTTACCTGAACACCAAGAGACATTTTTGCAATTGATGATGCGTGTGTTGTAGTTGTAATACCAACTTTTAATTTTCTTGGTAATGTTCTAATTGCATTAGGAAGTAATCTTTCAATAATTCCAGAGTTTGTTTCTAACTTAGGATTATAGAAGAATGCAGTTCCTGCAGTGGTTGAGAATTGTGCTTTGCGTAATTTGAATTTAAGGTCTTCAAACTGGCTAGGTGTCCAAATAGTACCATTCTGTGATTTAAATAAACTACCACCAACATATTGACGAGTCACAACAACTGCTTCAGCATCAGGTAAACTCTGTGTATTAACAGTTCTCTCACCCATCTGAGCAATCCACGCTTCATAAAGATTTGTTGTAGGTGCTAACAATACAATTGCATATTCAGTTTCTGGTTCTAGAGGAACAGGGGAAGGGAATTTTACTCTTGTTGGTATCTCAGCATTAGATGATATATTAATATCACCTGGATTGAGAACAGCACGAGCATAATCTTGAACAAGTATATTTGTTGGAAGACCCAACTCCATAGTTCTTATTTCAACTGTTAACTTTTGTTCTGGATCTTTACTACCAAAGAATAAATCAACAGCTGTTAAGAAAGCACCACTCTCATCAGTTGTAAATGATTGAGCAAGAGGATCAAAGAACCTTCTTCTTCGTCTGACAGTTTGAACAATAGTAGTTGTAAATGTATCTATTCTACCTTCTGTTCGATAATTAGTTTCACCAGAACTTATTAATAAACTACCAGGTAATGGTTCTGCATTCTCTGAACTTGATGTTAATTTAAATGTACTATTTCCTGTTCTAAATCTTAATGGTGGTGGTGGAGTTGTTAATGGATCCCTAAAGAAGAATGATCCGTAAAGATCTCCATATGTATCAGCAACTAATCTTACATTTGATACACTTGCTTGTGCACCACTACTCTGTCCTAATAAAGTTACATTACTTGTAGGAATATATCCATAAAATCTTCCCTGCGCTTCATCTGCCATTGACAATACATCAATGTTTAAAACAGTTGTTGATGCAGAATAAGCAGTTCCTAAACTTAATGAAGTATCATAAGGATTTGCATTAAATGTCTCATTAGGTGAATTTATATCTCCCAATTTATGATCTGGTTGAGCAATTCTGAATATTGCAACAAGATTACTATTTTGATCATAAGCTTCTACAGTTTCACCTTTAGTAAATATTCCATTTGTCATGGATATTTCAAGTAGTTTTGGAACAATATCAATTCCACTAACACTATCAAAGAAAGGATAGAACCTAGCAACAGGTCTTAATCCATTAGCTGCAAAAGCAACGTTTCTTGACCTTATATGTGTATCAGGTTCTTGACTTGTTAATACTCGTTCAGTTGTTGTTGTAACCCTTCTTCTTCTTCTACCAAATAAACCTCCTAATACAGCACCAAATAAACCAAAAACTAGCAGAGCTCCGCTCAGGATCCCTGTAGCTGCAAGTCTACCTCCAGCACCAGCAAGTGCTCCAACAGCACTGAGTTGAGTTCTTCTTCCTCGTGTTACTCTTACAATACCACCATCAACTTCTATAGTTCTAACCCAACTATCAGAAAATGGTTTTAATTCAATACTTCCAACAAATTCAACCATATTAAATGGATTGACATTCTCAACTCTAGATGCTAATGGTTGATTAATCCAATCAACTTCTTCATAAGCAACAGTAATTAAATCACCAGTTTTTTGAACATTAGTATCTAATAACTCAAGATTTTGAGAAAAATCTGCTGTATCAACATTAGTTGTTAAATCTAATGCTAATTCTGGTGTCATAGACCAGAAATCTGAAGCAACATTTAACTCTCTAGCCTCAGAATTAATTGATACTCTCAAATCTGGATCATTACTATCTAAAAGTTCTGCATTTTTAAAATCATCAACAAAAAATCCAGTTTTAAATCTTGACAAACCATCAGCATCTTGAACTTGTAAAGTTTTTGTATCAAGTTCTAGTAAACTTAATGAAGTAACTTCTTCTAAAGTTTCTATTCTATCTTCAAGTCTACCAATATCTCTCATAGTATATCTGGTATTATCAGCAACTGTTATAATTGCATCATCAGGATTGTAAAGATAAGCAGGTAACTGAATTGTTGCAATTTCCATTGCATCACTAGTGCTTGGTGGAACTACAGGATTAGTTGATGATGTGCCTTGAATTACTGCTAAATTTCCTAAAGTATCTAAAATGACTCTATCATTTCTAGGTAAGTAAAAATTATAACCTATAATTGAACTCTCATTTGGAGTTGCAACAAATGATGGGTTAAAAATATTTGCAAAAGTTCTATTCTTGAATGCAAAAGGTGATTCTGCACCAGTGTAAGTTGAAACTCTCGGTCTGAAATCAATCGTATCGGTTGCTCTTAATCCATCTTTTAATAATGGAATATCATTTGAAAATCTTTCCTCATCATATGATGCAACTGTGTAAAAATCACCAACGTCATTTGTTGGAACATCATAACGATCATACACAACTAAAACTTTTCTAGTTGCAGGTGGAAAATCAACTCTTCTTACAAGTCGTGAATAATCATAAAATTGTTCTCTTTGACCTCTATCAAGTTCAAATCTATTAGTAATATTTAAGTTATTTCCAACAGTTATAAGTTGTAGTAATGTAGATATATTTGATTCGTCAAAATTACAAACTTCACCTTTTGCAAATTTAGTCGGTGTTAGATATACTATTTCAACTTCGGTTGCAGATATTAAAGCTGTTATCTGTGCAACAGCATCACTATTATCACCTATAATTTTTTCACCTACAATAGCTGTTGTATCTAAATTTAAACCAGATGGAAAAGTTAATTTATCAAGCACTGGTGAATTTTGATCTGTTGATTCAAATACACCCAATACCTTTGCCACATCTGGTTTATTCAATGATATCTCTCTATCTTCTACCCTTAAACCATAACCAGTTGCCTGATCCATTCCTGAAAGAGATGTATTAATTCCTACAGCAGTCTTAAGAACTTCTAATTTTTCACTTCTTATATAATTTTTTACTTTACTTTTCAATGCTTGTTTTTTAAGAGTTGATGATACAACAACATTTGTCTGACTAGCTGTTAGTCCATTTATAGTAACAGTTTGACCATCTGAACCTAAAACAAACTGATCTGCTGTTAAGTCTTCAATTGATCCGTCAGAATAGTGTACAGAATATCTTTCAGCATCAAATCCTTCATAAAATGCACTTGAAATTCCACTGGCAGCAAGATCAAATGTTAATACACCAGACCCATCAGTGCTTTCTCCTGTTATATTTGTACCGACAGTTAGATTAGCAGCCGATAAATTAATGTCAGATACATTTCTATTACCTAATTCTGCATATAGTCCCTTATTTTCATTTAGATTTATGTTCGGAACACCAAATGCGAAAGTTGTAGTTGTTAGTGTAGTTGGAACTGCACCATTACACACACCTGCTATACTATTAACAGGTCCTACAGTTATTGAAAGTCCGTCTGTAGCAACACTTGTAACTCTATTAAATCTTTCAGTTGCTTCATCTGGTAACTGATATCTAATAATTGTATCTGTTTTTATACCAGTAAAACTTCTACCAGCACATGTAGCAACACCAGTTACTCCAATATTTAATTTATCTACAATACTAAAACCAGTTGGAATTTTTCTTTGTAAAACAGTATCAGCAACAAAATCAGAAGCATATCCAGATACAGAAGATGCATCCTGATAAACTGATTTAATATCTTGTATACCAAA